AGCAGTGGTATCAACGCAGAGTACTGTGCTGCCTAAGGCAATGGCGGGCGCGGAGTCCGAGGTCATCCAGGTGGTGGCGGTGCCGTTGATCGGCGCCGGTCCCACGTGCGCGGACGGATTCGCACTCGCGCCAATGCCGGCGCCCTGCGGGCCGGTCGCCCCGGTGGGTCCCGCCACCCCTTGAATGCCTTGCGCCCCGGCTGAGCCCGTGGGGCCGGTCAGGCCCGTAGGCCCCGTGGGACCGGTCGCCCCCGTGGCCCCTTGGATACCCTGCGGCCCGGTGGGCCCCGGCACGGTCGAGGCCGCGCCGGTCGCACCGGTCAATCCCGTGGGGCCTGTCGGTCCCGCGACCGTGGAGGCCGCGCCTTGCGGTCCCACAGCGCCGGTAAGCCCCGTGGGTCCCTGCGGTCCTGTGGGCCCGGCAATGGTGGACGCTGCACCCGTAGGACCCGTGGCACCGGTCAGGCCCGTAGGCCCGATGGCACCCGTCGCGCCTTGAATGCCCTGCGCACCCGTAAGCCCTGTGGCGCCGATAGCCCCGGTGGCACCGATCGCGCCGGTCGCTCCCGTCAAGCCAATCGGCCCTTGCGCGCCGGTGGCTCCGGTCAATCCGGTGGGGCCGGTGGCGCCCGCGACGCCTTGAATCCCTTGCGGGCCGGGGACCGTGGAGGCGGCGCCCTGCGGGCCGGTCGCCCCGGTGGGTCCCGTGCCGCCATAAGGTCCTGCGGGCCCTTGCGGTCCGGGGACGGTCGAATCCGCCCCCGCAGGGCCGGTATCCCCTTGCGGGCCTTGCGGACCCGTGGGGCCCGGCACGTAGGAGGCCGCCCCGGTCGCCCCCGTGACCCCCATCGGGCCCATCGGACCCACAGGGCCGGGAACGGTGGAGGCGGCCCCTGTCGCCCCCGCCAATCCTTGCGCGCCAGGCACGCCCTGGAGGCCCTGTAGCCCGGTAGGACCTATACCCCCTGGGGGTCCCACAGGCCCGGTCAATCCGGTGGGTCCTTGCGGCCCTGCGGCCCCGGGGGGGCCTTGCGAGCCCGTGCCCGCACCGCCCGCGTAGAGGGCCGCTATGTCGGTGTTGAGCTTGATGAAGGCCGTCTGCAGGGGATCGCCACTCGCATCATTGGGGTTGGTGCCAACAAGGACCGGGTTTTGAGGCATGGTTTAAGTCCCTAGCCAGCTGTCGCCGTCGGCGCGGAAATGCCCGCCGGTATCGATGACGCCCACGCGCTTTTTGGGCGCGACGGGAACCCGTGCATGCTCCAAGCCCCGGCCGATCAACGAACAAACGTCCACCGCGTCATCGTATTTGCCTGCAGGGAAGCGCATCAGTTGGCTCATGAGTTCAGGTTTCCAGCTACTAAACTTAGGCATAAATACATTGCCCATCGCCGCTCTCGCTTGGAATGGCCGGCACCTGACCACCTTGTCGTGGATCGAGGGCAGCCACTCCAAACGGCACAGCGCCCCACGTTCGGTCATGCGCCGCTTTAAGAACGGCTCGATGGCTTTTCGGATAGGCCCCGCCTCACCGAACCAGATCAGGGGTTGATACTGGTTGATGAGATCGCACTGCCGTTCGATCCACACATCGGAGCTGCTCTGCGCGCGCCACCAGTCGATGAGATAGATCGAGCCTGCGAAGTCCAGGCCGAAAATACCGTGCTCGGTGTAGTCCCCTTGACCTTCCGATACCGCATAGTCGGAGGCGCCATAGAGGTGCATGCCTTGCGGTAATACGTCGTAATCAGTGAAATGATCGCGCTTAAAGTACTCCCCATCCTCCGGGGCCGGGTCCTGCTGGTAGAGCGCATTCCAGGCGCGCACGTCCTGCATCGCGGTGGCGACCATCGAATCGGTGAACCATTCGGGCCACAGCCGCTCACCGATCGCACGGTGCAAGGGGTCATCGGCGCCGGCCAACATGGGCAGTTTGATGACGGTCCACTGCGCCGCTTCGCGCTCCAAGATGCGCCCTGAGAGGTCATCCTCATGCCAGCGAGTTTGTATGACGATTTGCGCCGCGTTCGGCATCAGGCGGGTGAGAAAATCGTTTAGGTACCAGTCCCAATGCTTCTGGCGTATTCGGTCAGAGTCGGCCTCTTCTCGAGACTTAATAGGGTCGTCAATAAGTCCAAGTTTTGCGCGACGGCCTGCAATCGCGCTTCCAATGCCGGCCGCAAAGAACTCTCCACCTCGCTCATTTTCCCAACTGCCTGCAGCCTTCGTGTCCTCCGAACAACCGAAGCCAAAGACATTTCGATATAGCGGAGAAGCCGTAAGGTTTCGAGCACGTCGGCTGAATCGCTCAGCGAGTTCAGTGGTGTTACTGACACCTAGCACCGGAAGCGTTGGATTGCGGCCCATGAACCAGGGCGGGAATAAAACGCTGGTGTACGTGCTCTTGGCCGAGCCCGGCGGCATCCACACCATGAGCTTCCCGATATCCCCACGCTCAACCGCCTCCAAGTGTTCGATCAGTAATCGGTGATGCGCGGCCGGGACGATCGAGAGGCCCAGATACTCAATGAATGAGGTCAGGCTCCGCTTAGCCGCTCGGCGCTTCAATAACTCGGTCGCGGCTTGAGCTGGCGATATGGGCAAGGGCCTGGTCCGTGAGTTCTTCGGGCTTGGTGAGTTCCACCGATCCGCTATGCGCGATGCCGAGCAGGTCGGGCAGGGATTTGCGCAAGAGGCCCAACGCGGCCGTGACTTGGGTTGCGCTTAATTCCACCTTGCCATCTACATGATCGGTCAGGCGATTTACCAGCTGACTGGTACGGATGCGCTGCCTGACGATTTCAGGGTGCGCGAGGTTCTTTCGGACTGCCATCTCAAGTCTCGATGCCGCAAACGTCCTGTTCCGATATCAGGATGCAATCGACCCCACCCACCTGCACATGCGGCCACAAATATCCGCCGAGTTCCATCCCGCCGAGCTGAACCACGTCCCCCACCTTGACATCGCAGGGGCGAAAGGCGCCAAGCTGCCGGACCCTGCGGTACGACTTGCCATCGCGCTCGCCGCGCTCATGCAGGTTGGGGTACGTGCCGGGGCCGGCTGCGATCACCTCGCCCCGCACTGCCTCCCCATTCCAATCGGCGTGGATGGTTTGCGACAGATGCGGGGGTAGTGGTTTCACGAGGAGCTTTTCACGCAAGGGGCGCACCGTGCCGTGGGCGAATTGCAGCGCATCGTTCTTGAGGCGCACCCCGCTCACTTGCGCTTAGTCTCCGCGTAGGACTTTTTCGGCGGCGCGGGCTTGGTGAGCTTGGCGATCAGGGCATTTAAGCTGTATAAACGTGTCATGGGTCACACTTTATGGGCTCAATTATTGAGTCTACCCAACAACATGCGCCTCTTGGTGCAGCATTGCAAACAGTTGCCCCAAGTCATTCTCGGCCCGGTGGAGCCTGCGCATCGCGGTGGTGTGATCGCAGCCCACGTGCTCCCCGATCTGCCTGAAGGTGCGCTTTCTTTGCCAGCGCTGGATGATGAGTTCGCGCTCCTGGAAGGTGAGGAAACACACCGCTTGCTCCATCAGCATTATATCATTGGGGGTATAGCCTAAGCCAAAAAGAGGGGATTTTAAGCAGCGCTCACCGAACATCGGGGAGAGCGAGGGATAACCCAAGTACACGCACTCGCCCCACTTCGCCCAGGCGATCAAGACTTTCAAGGTTCCGAGGTTGAGCACAGATATTCCCGAATCGCGGCACGCGCCTTCTCCCATCCCTTCGGTGTCGCGCACGCATAGCCCAAGGCATGCATGCGTTTCTGGAACGCGATCTGCTCAGGCGAGGTCACCGCAAAGACGGTGCGCTTCATCTCGATCCACAGCCCGTGCAGGTTCCCTGATGGGATCGCGAGCAGGTAATCGGAGACGCCCGCCTTGAAGCCCAATTTTTTCATCCGCGCCATCTGGATGGCCCGCTCCCGCGCATCGCCTGCGAGCACGGCGCCGTTCGGGATCAGGATCAGCACCTCACTCAAGCGCTGCCCCTTGTGCCGGGTGACACTCGCCCATTGCAGGAGTGAGGCGCATTCATCGCCCTCGGTCGGGATGGGGGCGGCAAGCTTGAAGGGCCGTGCTGCACGCTTTGGGGGATTGAGCGCAGAGAGTTCCGCTTGCGTGAGCACGGTGGTCATCAGCGCGCCCGCGTCCACTGCAAGTTCTGGTGACGCCTCACAGGTGAGCGCATCAGGGGTTTGGGTTTCCGTTTCACTGAGGCTGATACGCTTCTCGCTTCTTCCGCCTCATCGTCATCGCCATCATCGGGGCCAGGGGGAGGGCTTTCCACAAGGGATAAGTCGGATTGGGTCATGGGCTTGAATTTACGCTTGGGCATGGTTCACTCCGGGCTGCGATAGTCTGGATGGCGGCGTATCCAATTCGCGCGCCATGTAGGTGGGGAAGGGGATCTGCGATTCGGGTTCGCCGGCGAGCTGCTCCAGGTCGCGCCGGGTGCGCGGTAGCACCTCGGATATTTTCGCGAGGCCCGCGAGCCACCAGCGGATGAAGGCGGCCGGGGTTGCCATGTCATCGCGCTCGGTCACGTAGCGGCAAAATTCCTTCACGAGCTCGCGCTTGAAGGCGAGGCAGCGGGTGAGTTCCGGGGACGCTTGGGCATCGACCATGCCGTAGGCGGGCACGAAAGTTCCCGTGGATCCCAACCCGCCGCGGTGCGAGACGTGCAGCCACAGCAGGCGGTTTGCGAGGTAGGCGAGGTGATCGGGGTCATCCGCTGGCGGGGCTTGGCTCTTGGCGCCCTTGGTGTGTTTGTACAGTTCCCACAGGTCATGCACGGTGGGGAGTTTTTGGGGTCCGTTCTCATCGAGCGCGGCATCCACGAGGCGCGCAAAGGCGATGAGCGAGAGACGCGAAAAGGCCCGAAAATAGGCTTCCTCGCGCGCCTCCGTGCAGGGCACGTTGAAGGCGGCGCAGAGTTTTTCGAGCTGCACGCGAAACTCCTCCCGATCAGCGAGCTGCATGGGATTTCTCCTCCGTTTCGAGTTCGGCCACGGTTTTTGCGCGCCGGTGGGGTTTACCGGCGCCGTTCATGCTGGGGCGATCCGTCTCGGTCCTGCACCAGTTGCGCCAGGTCGCATCCCAGTCATGCTTGCGAGCCTTTGCCCCGGAGGCGGCTTTCCAGTAATCGGTGAACTTTGCAAACGTGCGCTCAGGGTCCAAGCGTTCGGCCGTGGCGTATGCCTTGCGCTCCTCGGTCAATCCAAAATCCTCACCCAAGCGCGTCGCGGGTGAGCGCACAGCGCGAGCCTCTCCTCCCTCTGGTCTGGTCTGGTCTGGTCTTGGTCTGGTCTTGGTCTGGTCTGGTAACGCAGCGGTAACGCCAGAGCGTTTCTCTTTGTCACGGTGGCGCGTTACGCGCTTTTGGGTTAGCGCGCGTTTTTTTGCCTCAACGCCGTTATGTTCTTGAAATCCCGGCAGTTCCACGGTGCGCTCATCGATGACGGTGAGCCAGTCCTCGGGCAGCGCGGCGCAAAAACCGGGCAGGCCCAGCCACTCATCGATCTCGGCCGCCGACATGTCGAGCGTGTCATCCTCGCGGATGTGCGAATCGGCGTGAACCCACAAGCGTGTCAGGCCACCCACCACCTGCGTTACGACTGCGTTACCACGCGTTACACCCGGTAACGCATCGCCGTTACACAACGCTTTGGCGATGCGCCTTACCCGCTGGTCGGTCTCGAGGTCCTTCTCGATTTTCACCCAGCCGCTCATTCTCCATTCATACCTGCGGACGCAGTCGGGTCCGGGTCGCTTCCCGATATGAACTTTTGCGCATCATCGGGAAATTTCAGAAACGCAAAACGCTGCAATTCGTCAGCTTCCGCGAGCAGGCTATTGCCGAGCGTGCGATATTCCGTCGCCTTAGAGATGATCTCATCGAAGGTGAGCGCCTCAAGTTCGAGGTTTAACTGCATCCCCTCGCGTTCGACGTTGTAACTATTTTTCAGAAACTCAAATTCCACCGTCGTAGGCTTGCGATAGGGGCGCCGGTTAAGTTGGTCGGACACCTCCTTGCGCAGCGCGCGAAATGCGCAGCACAGATGAAAGTCTTTATCAGCGCCACGCAGTGAGCGGTGATTACCAAGCACCAGACTTGCCAATATTGCGAGATTACGCTGCGCACCGTGCCGATCAACGACGGCGCGAACCTCGGCCGCCACCTGATCCCAAATGTTCGGGATGACCAACGGTTTCTTTTTTCTCATGTCTGCCCTCCATCTTTGAGAGAAACGACGAACCGATCTAGCCAAGAATCAATGGCCGATACCTGTTTTTTGATGAGCCGAATTTCAGCGGGCTGCACGCCATGTGCGGTTTCAACGGGGTCAGTGGTTCCAATGAACTGGGCGAAGTCGCGCAACCTCCCGATTACTTTGGAGGCTGCGCGGAATTGTTCGATGCTCGCGGTACCGCGTAGCTTTGCTGTGCCGCGCTCGGCCAGTTCGGTGATTGTCGGTGGCGAGTCGGATTCGACCGCAGACGCAAATTCGTCGAGGGGGACCGAGGCGACGCGCAGGGCAGTCACCTTCTGGCGTTCGCTCAAGCCAGCGTCGGTAGCAGCCTTCGATCTGCTTATGCCGCCACCGTCATAAGCATGCTGGTTCTTGGCTGGTTGCACCTGCTTCAGCAGCTCGCCGCACCTACGTATCGCCCGCGCTTTGATCCGTTCCGCATACCGATGCAGCGTCTCATCGTCGGCCTGCTTGGCGTAACTCGATAGGGCTGCGGCCTTGTCGGCCCACTCCTGGCATTCATCAATGCGCGAGCACTCGGCGAGCGCGGAGCAGGCGGCCTCATAGCGAGCCGGCAACTGCGAATGCAATGGCACGACAAGTGCCTTCATTGCTCGGCCCTTCGGTTGCGCTTGCGGGGGGTGGGCTTGGCTTCCGCCGGTAGCGAATCAATCGCCCGCATGTTGAGTGCAGCCCACTCGGCGCATTGGGTGCATAGCCCATGCTCGGGGCGCGGCAGCTCACACGGATAGCCGCAGGAGCGGCAGCCGTTCGGGCGGTGAACTAGGATCGGCAACGCCGGCCCCTGAAATGACACTCAAGGCACACCCACGCCTTCAAGGTGTGGCTGTAGCACACCTCCAAGCGCGCACCGTTCGTTGAAAAACGGTGGCCGCAAGCCGAGCAGGGGCGCGAGAAGCTCACATCACGGCCAGGTCACTCATCCGTGTGGTGCTGCGATGCAATGATGGGACCGAATACGGTACACTTGCGCCCATGAGCGCGAACCTCGATGAGAACAAACCGCGCATCCCTGAGCGCGAGCTAGGCAAGCTCGAATCCGATGTCGAGTACATCAAGCGGGATGTCGCGGACCTGAAGTTCGCGGTCATCAAATTGGCCGACGCCACGGGCGCGGAGTTCAAGGCGGCGCGGGCGGAATCCCTGGCGCTGCGCGAGGCGATGCATGCGGAGTTCAAGGCCGTGCGCGGGGAGATGAAAACCGATTTCCGGCTGGTCTTTGGCGCCTTGATCGTCGTCGCCATCGGATTGGCGTCACTCATAGCGCGCAGTTTCGGCTGGCTGAAATGAGCGCGCCGCCGCACGACACGCCGCGCCTGACCGTCGATCTGTAACTCCGTGGTCTGCGCCACAGACCGGGCCAAAAAAGCGTGCTCTATTGCGTCGCAATTGACCCGAATTCGGACTTGTTGCAACATAACCTCATGCAGGAAGCATTCACAGGCGGTCATCCGGCATGCCTCGATTGGATTTAGGCCACCGATTCATCGGCCAACAGGTGATTCGCGAGCGCGGTCAGCGTCGAGATGCGCGGGTCCGTGGTATCGCCGTCGTAGATTTTCTTCAAAGTGCCGACCGGCACCCCGGTTGCCTTCGAGACCTGCTCCCACCACGCTTTTTGCGTCATGCCCTTGGGCGTCGCCAGGCGGCGCTTTACCGATTTCAAGCTCTCGTTCATCGACGCACTTTAAGCCCGTTTTCGGACTATTGCAAGCCGTTTTCGGACTTAGAAACGGGTTAGAGCGCGTACCTATGGCAAAAAAGAAGAAAACCGACCCGAAACTTAAGCCAAAGCTCGATATTGCGAGGCAGGCGCTTGAGGAGAACTTAAAGCGATTGCTGCGACGGCACATCCCCGATGCACATCGGAACTACCCCGCGGCCTTAGTGCAGCAGTGCCCGAGCGTGGGATTAACCAGCGCCAAGCGCTACGTCGGGCAGCTCCCCGATGACTACGGCTATCCGGCCTTGGATGTGCTCATTGCAATTGCGGAGAGCTTCAAAATATCGGTGTTCGAGCTATTGGCCGGTGTGCATGATGCGCATCCCGCGCACGATGACAGACACCCCGATCCAGGTGGTGGGGGGGGGCTCCACATTCACCCGGAGCCGCCATGCCAACCCTCGATGATCCCCCCTCCCCCGCCGATGCGCTCACTGCCGAACTCGTCCGCATCACCCGCGCGCAAAGCCCCGTCCTCGAGGACGAAACCGAGGAAGCCGAAGAAGCACCCCTCTGCGATCACGCCTGGGAACGGGTCTCCGACTGGTACGGGGATCCCACCCTCCATAACGGCACCGCCGATTGCAGCTATTGGAGATGCCTCGAATGCGATGAGGAAAGGAACGAGCAGCCCAAAGAGTGGGAGGAACGGCGCGCTGAGTACGACGCCGCCGAAGCCGAATACCGGCGCGACTGCCGGGAGGATCGTTAAGGTGAGCCTCCTAGAGCAATTGGACTCCATCGAAGTGCAGTGGGTCGGTGCCATCCGCGAGCGGGACTTCACCCGCATCCAGCTCGCGCGCGCCAAGGATCGCATCCATGCCTTAGAGCAAGCCTTGGATGCCCTTTACGACCACGAGGATGTCACGGATCGGCAAGCCGCGATCCTCTCGACCGCCCTTGAGAATCGCTGGAGCCGCGCATGAAGCACCACGCCCTGCACGTCGCCATCGACCAGAAGGTCATCGGCATCTGGCGCCACGATGCGGATGAGCCCATAGCGACGGTGGCCGATTACCCAACCGCCGCCCTCTTCGCAGCCGCCCCCGATATGTATTCGATCTTAGGGGACTTGGAGGCGCGCTTCGATGAGGTCATTTATTTCGAGCGCGAGAAGCACTTTCATTCCCCCGATGATGACCACCTCTATCAGGTTTCGATCACCGAGAGCGAGTGGCGCCGCATCGTGCGGGCCTTGAATCGCGTGGAGGCGAAATGAAAATCGAGATCACCGTCAAGCTCGCAGCGCTCGCGCTCGCTGCCTTGAAAATCCGCGCGATCGAGGCCGAGGCGCACGGCCGCAGGAACGGCCGCTGGCGCACCGCGTACAACGACCTGACCCAGCTTGTGAATCAGGCCCTGGGCGAGACGCTGCAAGAGTCCGATGAGCTTTTGAAACTGACGACACTGGAACACTAGGAGATCACCCGTATGGATACACCCCCCTATTCCCTCGCTGACTTAAAGGCGATTATTTTGGATCCGCAAAATTCGGATCACGTCAAACTATTGGCGATCAACATGGTGCACGCCATCGGCATGCACGACCAGGCGGTCAAGCGCTGCCTCGAAGTCGCGGCGGGTGCGCTATGAGCGCGATCATCACGAAGCCCGAGCAGCCCTTGGCACAAGTGACCCAGCAATCCGCCCTGCTCGCGATCATCGCACGAGCGGCCGCCGACCCCGAAGTGAACATCGACAAGATGGAGCGGCTTTTGGTGATGCAGCAGGGCATCGTCGACCGAGAGGCAAAAGTGGCCTTCAACGCCGCGTTGAACCGCGCGCAGGCCGAGATGACCACGATTGCGAACGATGCGTCCAATCCCCAAACCCGCAGCCGCTACGCCTCCTACGCACAGTTGGACCGCGCGGTGCGCCCGATCTACACCCGCCACGGCTTTGCCTTGTCCTTCAACGAGGGCACCGCGGACAAGCCCGACCATGTGCGGGTGGTGTGCAAGATGTCCCATCGGGATGGACACACCGAGCCCTACCATGCGGATATGCCGTGCGATGGGGTGGGCATGAAGGGCAACGCCAACATGACCAAAACTCATGCAACAGGGGCCGCGAAAGCCTACGGCAAGCGCTATATCTTGAAAGACATTTTCAATCTTGCGACGGCCGAAGGGGACACGGATGGCAATGCACCGAAGGCCGAGGAGGAGGAAAAGCCGCCCGCCGACTACGACCGCTGGCAGGCCGATGTACGGGCGATTGCCGATGAAGGCACCGCACGCCTGCAGGACCTGTGGAAGCGCTCACCCAATGACATCCGCATGTTCACGGTCAAGTATCGCGTGACCTGGTGGGATGAGATGAAGGCGGTTGCGGCGAAGGTCGATCAAAAAGCAGCAAAAGCCGGGGAGGTCGCATGAACTTCATCGAAATCACCGCCGAGCAGCGCTCACCGGAATGGTTCTTGGCCCGCGCGGGACGATTGACGGGCTCGCGCGCCGCCGATGTGCTGGCCCGTATCAAGACGGGCGAAGCGGCAGCTCGGCGCGACTACCGCATGCAATTGCTGACCGAACGGCTGACGGGCACCCCGCAAGAGGACGGCTACGTCAACATCCATATGCAGCGTGGAATCGACTGCGAACCCCTGGCGCGTGCGACCTATGAGGCGCAGACCGGCAACGTGGTGAGGCAGACCGGATTTTTGATGCACAAGGATCATATGGCCGGTTGTTCCTTGGATGGCGATGTGGATGGCTTTGAGGGCATTCTGGAATTGAAATGCCCAAAGAGCGCCAGTCACCTCAAATACCTCAGAGAGAAAAAGCTACCCGCCGAACACTTGGCGCAGGTCACGCATAATCTTTGGCTCTCAGGAGCCAAGTGGCTGGAGTTCGCCTCGTGGGATGATCGCTTTCCCGCACATCTGCAATTCTTTCTGGTGCGCGTCTATGCGAAGGATCTGGACCTGGAGGGCTACGAGCGCGAGGCGCTTAAGTTTTTGGGGGAAGTCGATGCCGAGGTTGAGGCCCTGAGCCTAGAGTTCCAGGCCGCTGCGTAATGGACATGCTGATCCCGAACGAGCGCCTGGAGCAAGCCTTAAAAAAACTGGCCCACACCGATGCGCCCGTGGCGGGATTGCATGCGGAGGTCGAGCGCGCGGAGTTTCGGGCAAAGGCCATCAAGGATGCGATATTCCTCAGAAGCGAGGGGAGCGTGGCCGAGCGTAACGCCATAGCCGGCACACACCCTGAATATGGGGCGGCGATGGAGGCGTACTTCCAAGCCCTGCAGACCCATGAGGCGATGAAGAACGAGAGGAGCCGCGAGGTACTTATTGTCGATGTGTGGCGCAGCCTCTCGAGCGCACGGACGAAGGGGATGGTGCAGTGAGCGCGGATACCGAACCTTACTCCCCGTGCCCTTTTTGCGGCTGTGCCGAAGTCCGCCATGAGAAAGCCTATGCCAAGAGGCTTAGCACCTATTGGGTGGAGTGCAGGGAATGCTTAGGGAGGGGTCCTACGGTGTTCGATAAGGGCCTCGTGCGCGGGGCGTGGAATCGAAGGGTATGACAGACCTTCCCGCCCTCTTTCACTACTCGGCCGAACCCTTGGGCGAGCTGCGCGCGGTCCCCATGCAAAGGTATCGCGAGGGGGGCACCTGGACCTTCATCGACAAGCCGCAGGGCCTGTGGCTCTCGGTCGAGGATGCGTGGGAGGAGTGGTGCCGGGACAATGGCTTTCGGCTCGATACGCTGTGCTGCAAGACTCGCATCGTCCTTAAGGAAACACCCCGACTGCTGCTACTTGAGAGCGTCTTGGACATTCGGGAGTTCCAGGGCAAGTACGGGATGCCCCACCCGCTGGTGGGAATCTCCTATCCGGGGATCAATTGGACCCGCGTTGCGGAGAAGTACGCAGGGATCGTGATCGCGCCCTATCAGTGGAGTCTGCGCTTCGAACTCATGTGGTACTACACGTGGGACTGCGCATCGGGGTGCATCTGGGATCCCTCGATCATCGAGCGCGTTGAGATTGTCGAGGAACCTTCGTGAGCGCCTTGACCAAACTCGCCCGTGGCCGCGCCTGCCAGGTGAGACTGCCGGGGATCTGTAATTTCAACGCCGAGACGACCGTGCTGGCCCACTACCGCCTAGCGGGTATCTGCGGTGTCGGCTTCAAACCGCCGGATCTGATCGGCGCGCATTGCTGTTCGGCCTGCCACGATGCAATCGATGGGCGGGTGCCCTCGGGCCTCAGCGAGGATGAGCTGAACTTAGCGCACGCGCACGGAGTGTTCAGGACGCAGGTGATCGTCATCAAGCTGGGGAAACTCAAATGACCTGGAAGAGCCTAGACCACTTTGGCATCGGCATGCTGGTCGGTTCTCTGTACACCTTTTTCTGGTGCTGGTACGCGCCGAAGCTAATACGCGCATTCAATTGGAAACTGAAATGACCATTTTGGACGAAGAATCCGTCGAATGGCACAGCGTTACCGACTCCCTGCCCGATGCGGATACCACCGTTCTCCTATTCGCTCCCGATTCGGATGACCCGGTGTGGCTCGGCTATTACGACGGCGACTCATGGGACAGCGCCGAAGGGATGCCCTATGCGGCGGGAGCGGTCAAAGCCTGGGCCGCTATGCCTGAAGGACCGCAGAGGCTGTGGCCGTGAGCGCTTAAGTGATGCTCTTATCGCCCTTCCCCTACTTCGGCGGCAAGCGCACGGTGGCCTTGCAGGTGTGGCGGCGCTTAGGTTCCCCCGCGCAGTACATCGAGCCTTTTTGCGGCTCGGCGGCGGTGCTCTTGGCCGCCCCTAAACCCGCTCAGCTTGAGGTGGTGGGGGATGGCTCAGGGTTCATCGCCAATTTCTGGCGCTCTGTTAAGCATCAACCGGAAAGGGTCGCGGAGTGGGCGGACTACCCGGTATCGCATGTGGACTTAGGCGCACGGCACGCCTGGCTCATGGCGCAGCGCGAGCGGGTGGGCGCGAATCTTCACGACCCCGATTGGCCGGGTGATGAAAAGGTCGCCGGTTGGTGGCTCTGGGGTCAGTGCTGCTGGATCGGCTCCGGGTGGTGCGATTGGTTCGGCCAAATCCCCCACGCGAGCGATGCCGGGAGGGGGGTGCAGGCGGTGGGCCAAATCCCCCACGCGAGCGATGCCGGGAGGGGGGTGCAGGCGGTGGGCCAAATCCCCCACGCGAGCAATGCCGGGAGGGGGGTGCAGGCGGTGGGCCAAATCCCCCACGCGAGCGATGCCGGGAGGGGTCTTATGACCTCCTGCGGGCGCACGGCCTGGGCGTGGCTACATCGTCTATCGGATCGCTTAGAGCGGGTGCGCGTGGTGCATGGGGATTGGTCGCGCTGCCTCAATAACCATTTCGGCGGGGCGAACACGGCGGTATTTTTAGACCCCCCGTACCGCGCCTATGAGCGATTGTATGGCACGGCATCGCCGGTGGCCGATGCGGTCGAGAGTTGGGCGCACGAGAATGAGCACCTACGCATTGCCCTGTGTGGACATGCGAAAGATTACACCCTGGACGGTTGGGATGCGGTCGAATGGTCGCGCGGCCGATTGACCTATGCGGGTGGCGAAACCACCGATAGCGAATGCGTGTGGTATTCGCCCGTGTGTCATCCGGCGACCTTAAAGCAAGGGCGGCTATTTGCATGAGACTCACCGCCTTCGATGCGCTCCTGCTCGTCCTGGCATCCCTCCTGATCGGCCTGCTGGTCGCCGCGGCCATCGTATTTTGGGCCATCCCCGAATGACCTGCCCCGCCTGTCTAGCGCCCTTCACCGAGCCCGCGCTTACCTTCTGTCACACCTTAAACGTGGTCAAGCGCAAGGTCATCGAGGCGCGGGTGTGCGGCCACTGCGGGGCGGTGTGGATCGCGAGGAAGGATGGACTTTTGCGCTCGATGGGCCTCAAGGACTGGGGCGCGCTCAAGCAGCACGAGCGCCGGCAGATCCAAAACGCGCGCGGGAGGCGGGTGTGATTTTGAATACAACAACCGTTGAAAAAACAAGGAGTGGAAGGATGGGACAGGTGACATTTACTTCAACTACAGCGGATTCTTTCGAGTGCCCGAAATGCTACTTCGTGAGCCACAACCGTAACGACATCGCGAACCTTTACTGCATCCGCTGCCATCAGTTCGTCGAGGATATGCGCAGCGAACGGGTCACCGACTTTGCGCACATCACGAAGCTCTACCTCACGCGCAAGGACTGCTACACGCTCGCGTTGCTTGCTCTCACCGACAGCGGCAACCCGCAAGCGAGATTGGTGCATGGCTGGTGCATGAATAGCTTCACCGGCAAGCTGTCCGAGCACGCCTGGGTCGAGATGCCCGCAACGGCTACCTATGAGGACGGCAGCGAAGGCCCGATCACCGTGGCCGTGGATTATACCCAGATCAATGAACGCACCCGCATCGTGCCCGCGCACCTGCTCTATGAGGCAGTCCAACCGCGCGACTGCAAGCGATTTACTTTGGCGGAAGCGATGGCCCATGCCGCTGCCAAGGGTGACGATGGCCCTTGGGACACAGCAGCGCTCGCTCCCCATGTGGCAAGACTGCTGCCGAAGATGGAGCAGATCGCGGCGGTGTCGTTCGCGCGCGCCAAGAGCATGCGGCAAGCCAAAGCGGGAGCAAAGTAATGGCCTTCGGTCCCGGCAAATACGATGACGCCTGCACGCTGGTGCGCGAAAAGACGGGCGCCGAGGGCGTCATCATCCTGGTGTTCAACTGCACGCTGGGCTCAGGCTTTTCGTGCCAGACGACTTTCGACGTGCTGGTGAAAATCCCCGATATGTTGCGCGACATGGCCGATCAGATCGAGAAGAGCGGAGGGGCGGCATGAGCAGCCCGATCCAACGCAAGGAGGCCGAGCTGCTGCAGATGAACACTATCCAATCCGGCGATCTGCTCGTGTGGACCGTGTATGAGCGCCCGACGGATTATCCGGATCACTACATCGCGCGCCCGTTCGCCACCCGCGGCGGCGAGAGGCCCCTGCAGGTGCATCTGCAAGCCCCATCCGTGGAGGAGCTTCGCGATAAGTTGCCCCACGGCCTGGTGCGCCTCGAGCGCATGGAAGGCGATGATCCGGTGATCGTGGAGACGTGGCTATGACCGATGACTTCAGTGCCGGCACGTTATTCGGGATCTGCATCGCCTTCCTGGTGCGGTTGCTCATTGACCTGGCGATCCTCTGGCGCGTCAAAACGAGGCGACGGCGATGAAGAAACACGGACGTTTCGACCCCGTTGAGACGGTTGCGCAGCAGAGGAACTACGGAAAATGAATAATCCGCTCATGCCGCTCTCGTTTACGCGCACTCTGAAATTCAAGGTCAAGGCCGAGTCCTATGCGTGGCTCAATGCCGCGGCGGTCGAAGTGAACCAGGTGTTCAACTACGCGAACCAGGCGAGCTTTGATGCGCGCCGTCGCACGGACCTTAAGTCCAAGTGGCTCTCCGGCTTCGACCTGTGCAACCTGACCAGCGGGGCGACGGAGTTTTTGAGCGCATCGGCGCGGGCACGATCCAGCAGGTATGCACGCATTACGCACAGAAGCGCACCGCTGCCAAGCGTTTGAAACTGCGCTGGCGCGTGAGTCGTGGTGCGCGCCGTTCGCTCGGTTGGGTGCCGTTCAAGGCGGCGAGTCTCAAGCGGCGTGGCAATGCGCTGCGCTTCGCGGCAAGACCTTTCCGGGTATTCGAGCGCGAGCGCCTCGCCGATGTGAAGTGGCGCGATGGCTGCTTCGCCCAGGATGCGGTCGGCGATTGGTGGCTGTGCCTGCCGGTCATCGTGACAGCGGAGCAGACGGTGGCACCGTTGGAGGCGGTCGGCATCGACCTGGGACTCAAGACCATCGCGACGACCAGCGATGGCGAGAAGTTGGAGGCGGGCCGTTGGACGCAAGGCCACGCCGATGGCGCTCGCGAATGCACAGCGCCGGGGGCACAAGCGCCAGGCCAAGCGGATTCACCGCAAGGCCGCGAACCAGCGCAAGGATGCGCTGCATAAGTTTTCGAGGAAAATTGTCGATTCGTATCAGACGATAGTCGTAGGCGACGTGAGCAGCACCAAACTTGCAAGACCAAGATGGCAAAGTCCGTGCTTGGATTCGGGTTGGGGCATGCTCAAGGGATTTCTGGATTACAAGAGCCAGTCGGCTGCCAGAAGTTTCTCGGTCGTCAACGAAAGTTACACCAGCGTCACTTGTTCTTCGTGCGGATCGCTTAGCGGTCCGCGTGGGGTAAACGAGTTGATTGTAAGGTCGTGGATATGCCGGGACTGTGGTGAGTCCCATGACCGAGACGTTAACGCGGCTCGGAATATCCTGATCGGGTCCAGGTGGCGGACCTCCGTGAGCGGGAACGAGTCTTCGGACTCGCCGGTTCCGTCGAGCAGGCTGCGCAAGCGCCGTTGCGAGACAGGGACAGAAGCGGCGAGGACGGCGGCATGAGCACCGTGAGCGATCACTTCCCTTACACGGCGCTGCCGAAAAAGCCAAGTAAGCTGGCACGCATCGTCGCGCTTGAAAACGAGCTACGGTTGCGCGATGCCCAAGTGTGGGAAATGACAACCGAACGGGCGAAACTGGTTGAGCATATTGCCAGGCTGGAATCGACGCAGGTTAAATTTTTCAAACAGCCGACGGACCGTTTTAAGGACGGGGTGCAAATCCCCGACTCCACCTTGGCATTGATAGCCACCAGTTGTTACGAGGAAGGCGACAGTAACGCGGGACAGCCAACCTATGCCGCAAGGCTTGCGATTGCCTTGATTGCGGCGCGGGAGCGGATCATAGAATTGGAGAATGCCAAGTGACCGAAGTGAAACGCTACGAATATCACGGCGAGGACGAGCGGCAAATGCTGTTCGGCAGTGGAGTACGTATGTGCCGATGACTACGACGCTCTCGTCATTGAGTTTAACGAACTGGTGGCCCAGGTGGATCGGCACATCGTGGCCGGGCAAGATGACAAGGCCCGCATCGCGCAGTTGGAGGCGCTGGTGCGGCGGTTTGTCGCTTTCGATCCCTACCCCGACAGTACGCTGACAAAGGATGCCCGTTCAGCCCTCGCACCCCCGGAACAAGCCCAAGGGAGGGATGATCTGTGAATGCCTATGAAATGCGCTGCTACAGCGTGGCCGGGGAAATCGAGCAGTGTCACGCAATGGACCTCGCGCGCAGATACGTCGGGCGCGGTCCAAAGAAGACGTGGGAATACTTCTATGACGCACACGCAGCCACCGAACTCGGCAGCCTGATCTACAACCGCCTCTCCACCAAAGGGAGGAATGAGACGTGAGCGACGCCTACACAATCACCGATAACGAGTACACGACAGAGGATGGCTATGAGTTGTGCGGCCCGAAATGTATCCTCTGCGGTCGCATCTTGGGCTATCACTATCAGACGGCCGAGGGGAAATATTTTTGCATTCGATATATGGACGCCGCCGCGAACTGTGAAGGTGAGCATCAATGAACAACGCTGCCGTTATCAACTACAAGGCGGGGGATGTTTTCCAGATCAACGAGAAGCACGACCGCGCTGGCTGGATTGGCGCCTTCGTGATGGCAACCGAGATCAAAGGGTGGGGTATCCAAGGTTTTGTCGTTCACGTTAAGACTCATGACGAACAGGCGCGAGCCTACATCCGGCTGAAGTGGGAAGAACTGGACTACATCGGGCCTGCATCGTTGATTTCGCAAGACGAGGACCGGGAAGGTGAGCCATGAAACCCCCGCGCATAGTCCAAGTCACCGACCCTTACGAGCGGCAAGTGCTCCTAGCGCGCCAGAAGCTGCCCGAGACCCCGGCCCTCTATCAGTCCTTCAAGGACCAGACCTACTGGGCGGACGAATCCCAGCGCTACAAGTGGCGCAAGGCCCGGATTGATGGGCCATGAACCTAACCCTCGCCCTGCTCGCAGATACGCTCCCGATCCAGCTCTGCCTGCCGGTGAGCCTGCAGTGGGTGCTCTTCGTGGGCTCATCGGTTGAGGTCGGGCGGGTGGTGATGGGGAGGCTTTTATGAGCATGCGCGCCGCCATTAACGCCAAGTGCAAGGACTGCATTTACGATACTTGCGCCCCCGGCAACTGGCGCCAGCAGGTCGAGGGCTGCGCGATTCGGGACTGCTCGCTGTGGCCGTACCGTCCAAAATCGAAGTCTAAGCGCCAAAGCGATGCGGTTTTGGCCCCTTTTCAGACCGAACCCGCCGAACCCCTTGGGGTAGTGGCGGGGGAGGGGTAGGCTTTTGGTCATCGGGGACGCCGAATACTTGAAAACCATGAGCGGCTACAGCCAGAAAGCCTCTGTCGCCAAGTGGTGCAAAAAGAACGGCATCCGCTATTTCAGGAATGCCGAGGGGTGGCCGGTGACGACCGCCGCGGCGATTGATCGAGCCCTAGCCCCCGGCGTTGAATCCGGGCCTGATTGGAGTGCCTGCGACGGCACACAGAAGAAGCGAAAGGAAGCGCAATGAAGAAAAAGCTACCCCCCAAGGTCCACATCAAGGATAACCGCTACTACTTCGTCGACAAGAACAAGTGGACGGGCCTCAGCCGAGTCGATGAAGGGATTCGCGAGTTGCACCGCCGGCTCGCAACGATGGGAGAGGCCCCGACCAACACGATGGCGGCGATCTTCGTCGGCTTTGGGGAGTCGGATGACTTCAAGGCGCTCAAGCCCGCGACCCAGAAGCAGTACGCCTATTTCCTCTACGGCATCCTGATGAACACCTTCGGGCACCTGATGCCGAGCGAGTTCGACGACGGCACGATTGCCCAATACCTCGAGAAGCGCAAGAAGGCGGGCGCCCCCACGGCGGGTAATCGCGAAAAGGCCACCCTCGCGGCCGCCTTCGAGTGGGCCATGCGCAACGCCAAAGCCAAGACGAACCCCTGCCGCGGGGTCTCACGCAACACCGAGCGGCCGCGTAAGACCTTCATCGAGTCGGCGGACCTGCGCAAGGTTCTCGACCGCGCCCCGGATCACTTCGCCCGCGTCATGCAGTTGGCCTACATGACCGGGATGCGGGCGGTGGACCTGCGGCTCCTGAAGGTGGGCGACATCACCCCAGAGGGCATCTGGTACACCGAGAGCAAGACCGGGCACCGGGTCGCGATGGCCTGGTCGGATAAACTTCGCACCCTGATCCGCGAGATTCTCGAAGCCCGGCACGCGGCGATGAACCGCCCTTACGCCAATCCCTACAAGAAGCCGCGCGAGCCCATCGTGCATGACTTCGTGCTGGTCAACCGATTCGGCAAGCCCTGCACCGAGTGGCAGATCATCTCGAACATGCGAAGGCTCGATCCCGGCTGGTCGTTCCGCGACATCCGCCCGAAGGCGCAGACCGACGCCGGGGATAGCAGGAATGTGCTCGGCCACACGGGGCAGATGCGGGCCCTCTACACACGCCGCAAAAAGCTCGTGCCGGTGCACTGACATGGAGGCGTCGCAGCATCGTTTCTTAGAGGATTCGGCAATTCTTAGAGACTTTTCAAAACTGCCGCTTGTAAGTCTCTGATTTGATGGGCCGTGTAGGGATCGAACCTACGACCAATTGATTAAGAGTGACGTGGTCAAGTGACCGATTGCCTATTTTTATAGTGTTTCACGTGAAGCAGTCTCTAAGCCCTCAGAAACGAATTGCTTGTTTTGCAGGCTTTTTCTATTCGGGCTTAGAGGGATTTAGAGGCCAAAATAATGCGGGGCAACATGTCCAATCGGGCGCCATTGGGAGGAACTTTATGCGAATCTAAAGCCAAGGACTAAAGGGCCAAGGAAGGTAGAGATGAAACGGAAAAGAAGCGGTCCGCCGCCCATCATCCAGGAGGAGCGGATCAGGCGGCTGAAGGACAAGCTTGATGAGTTGCGGCGCAACGTCATTCACAGCGTGCCGGATAAATTCCAGGAAATGCTCACCCGGTGGGGAGAGTTGGAGCCAGATTTCAAGCCATACATGTGGCAGATTGATCTCGTTAACAAGGTCATCGAAAATACCGAAGTGATTCCGGCTGCTAACGAGTATTCCAAAGATCGAGCCCGGTGCCCTCTTTGCAATGGGTGCCCGGAGTTGAGGTCGGATGGTTTTGCGTTCCCAATCGGCCTAGGGCGCCACTTGGATGGCTACGGAAATCAAAGGCAGTGCCATGTGGTGCGGGCCGCGCTGGACATTGTTCAGGAACGTCATTTCGACAAGTACCCGGAACGATATCCGCACCTCGCGTTATTGGGATTAAGGACTCGAAACTTGAGCCCCCGTCGCCTGCGGGAACGTCCCCGGCCCCTCGAGGAGCGCGATCAGCCGCTCGATCTGCGCATGCCGCTCCCGCCCCTGACGCACCAGCTCGTGCAGGAGGCGCTTGACCTCCTGCACGTCATCGTGGAGCTCGTGCTCGTGCATCGCTTTTACGGGGAGGTTACAGTCACCCCGGTCGCCTGCGGGTAGGTGTTGGTGCCGACCGCCGTGTCATACGGCAGGGTCAGGGCAGTTCCCAAGGTGGCCCCCACCACATCCAACGCGGTGATGGTCACCGAGCCAGCGCCCGGTTGCACGGCGGCAAACTTCGCTTGATAGGTACCCGGGGCGGTTGAGGTGGCGGTCGCGGTTTGTGCGGTGCCGGTGGGGTCGGTGACGACGACTTGCAGGCTCGCGTACGTTTGGCCTGACGGGACGACGGTATCGGTTTCGGTGATCGAGACGGTGATCGAGGTGGGAATGACGGTCGACATGTAAGCTAACTCCGGTTGGGTTTATGGAACTGGTTCTATATACAGGTATGGTGTTGCGATTGAATGATGCAAGGCGTTACTGCTTCTGGAGACAGACACGGTTCACGTAGTCGATCAATTCCGTGACCTGTGCATCAGCGGCCTGCCCTATTCGTCCGAGGGCGGGTCCGGGGTCAAAGCTTTCAGAATCTGGAACTGGTAGGACGGCGGCAGCATCGCCTCCGGGTTGGGCGGCTGCGGTTTTGGACACAGGTCTGGGTGCGGCGTTGATGCGCACGCACTTAAGAGCAGGAACGGGCAGAGTCGGAGCAGCAATGGCAGCCGCATAGGTTTTGGCCTCTTGGGTCAGATCGGAGGTTTGCGCGATGGCCACGGCGGCGTTATGGGCCACTTCGGTTGCAACCGCGGCGACGTTGGCTGCAACGCACGTGGCAGAGCCTTGATGGCGCTCCCACAGGGCAAAGGCGCCGATCAAGATCAGCACGCCCACCACCTCGCACGCGGTGCGCCAGGCACTGCTCACACCTTGGCCTTCACCGCCGCCACATCGGATACGGCAGTTGCGACCGCTGCAAGGGCCTTAGCCTGATGGGTATGTGCATACATGGCCGCGCCGCCAATCCCTAGCGCCATACCGATGAGGAGTAACAGGGCATCGAAAATCATGGGATATCTCCTAGATCACGCCAAAGAGCAGCAAAATAACCAAGAGCAGCAAGAGTCCGCCGCCGCCATACCCGTAATTGCGGTATGCGCCCGCGTTGTACCAGGTGCCTCCCGCGAAAAAGAAAATCACGAGTACGATCAGAAGGATTGAGATCGGGCTAAAGCGCATGGGGTTTGTCCTTTGTGAATACGGAATAATTGGCAAGCTCACCTAAGGGGCGCTCCCGGTCCTGTTTATCGAGGAGGTCGTGCCAGCTTTGCAGGGTCAGTTCGACCAACGGGTGCGGCAGCGCGATCACGGTTGAGACCGCGTAGAGTTTCTGGCGCAGCGCCGCGTTCTCGGCGCGCAATTCCTCAAGCTCGCTCATGTCACCCTCGGAATGAGACAGTGCGCCGCGCCCACCATCAGCATGCGCGGGAAGTCATGCTGCCAGGCGCAAAGACAGGCCAGGATCAGGCACAGGCTTCTCACGTCTCGCCCTGCATGGTCACCGAGAACGCGGTGGTCGAAAACGCCGTGCCCTGGTCGATCTCCCACCCCGAATTGATCGCGGTCAAGTACAGGTTCGATGCGATCAAGGGGGAGCTGACCGCTTGACCCGATGCAAACTTGAGCACCTGCGCCCGCATCGCTCTTAGGACCCGGCTGCATCAAGTATTTAATGATGGCGGCGACATCGTTAGTACCATCGCGTATACCCCACTGCGTATTGCCAGAAGGCGGATTGAAGGAAGTGGGGGTATTGAATAAGTGGATGGTGTGTCCGCCTGATTGGTGATATGCGCTCTCACCAGAGTCGTCCACGTAGATGAGGTACTTGTTTCCACCGATGGTCACCTCTGCGGCGTGGTCCATGCTGGCAACCAGCGCGTAGTACGTAGTTTGGTTGACGGCCTGGTCCCCCAACGCTTGATCTATCATCAGGTCCACCGCCGGCGGCCACTCGGTATAAGCCGGGGTCGGGGTTTTATGAAAGTAAATGTCCTGCAATCCCATCCAGCGCCAACCGGGAGTCGTCGGCGCCGTGAACTGCCAGTGCACTTTTGCCTGGGTGATTTTTCCAACCGCAATGCCCATGCCGCATTTCGTGGTCCAGTTGTTAGTGCCCGGATCGGAGAGCGGCAGCAGCATGTTGCCGTTCTGCGTCCAGCCGCGCGTGATCGAGGGATAGGAGCGGGGAGAGCCCACATCCTGAGTCGCTGAGGTCGTGACGCCCCAGGCATCTTTGCTGGCGGCAATGAGCCGTTGATTTGGCGTGCCGCCCCAGTTGTTATTGCCGATAATATAATTGCCATAGCGGACGGCGCCGTAGGCGTCCGTGGTGACAAAGTTGGTGGGCGGTGGCGGTGGCGGCGGGGCGGTCGTGGTGCCGGCAATGCTCACAATCGCCGTGTCGGGGAGCCCAACGTGGCGCCACTTTCGCCCGAGAGCCCTAACATAAAGGTACGGATACCGGCATAGTCGCCGCGATTTAAGATCGGGATCTTGACGGTTTTGGCGGCCGAATCGCCCGCGCTCCAGGAGACCCATTCATTGACCGCGCTAAAATCCAAGCCCGATAAGGCCGTGGCTGCGTGGGTGTTAAGGCCCACCTTGCAAGGCAGCGTGCCGGTTTTGGTGAGCGTCACGGTCAAGGATTCCGCGTTAAACTCGGTTTTGTAGGCGGCGGCGGAGAATTGCACGATGGGCTGTGTCATGGGTGTCCTTACTTGCCAAAACGGGAGAGCATGAAAGAGGCAATGGCGACCACGGCCAAAATAATCCCGACGATGAGCCCGCCCCAGTTGGCTTGTGAATTGCCGGCCGCCTGGCGCTGCGTGGTGCTCGCATGGGAGCCGATCTCGGCGCCCTCCTGGCGTGTCATGCGGCCCTTTAAGTCATCGATCTTGTCATTCAAGGCCGCGGTTAAGGATTGCAATAGCTGGCTTTGGGTATCGATTTGTTTGTTGGTCGCCGTCTCGCTCTTTTGAATCGACAAAGCGAATGATTCGTTTTGCTTGGCGACCGCTTTTTCAGCCGATGAGAGCGCAGCGTCCAAGGAAATCTTCGCATCCTTTGCGGCCTGGTCCACCCGCACGTCACGGTCCATGAACTGCTTCTGCACGCTTGCGAATTTCTCGTTCTGCGTCTCGAAGCGCTCGAACAGCAGTTCCCGTAAATGCCGGATCTGCTTGTCGGTATCCGTGGGCACGCGGGTCATGTTCTCGTTAAAGAGCATCATGGCCTTGTCCATCGCATCGAGCCTGGTGAAGATCAGTTCCTTCAATTCCGCATTGACCCGAAGGAGCTGCGCGGTGGTCAGGAGCGAGGGGTCGTCGCGCCGCTCCGAGTACCTCACATCGGTATCGCTCACGGCGCGTCCTGGCCGACCAAGGTGTTGTAGACCCCGATCAGGAACACGAGAAACCCGGCGCCAAAGAGGACGTAGCCTTGGCGGGCCGGGGAGAACATCAGGCCCAACTGCGCCTCGTTGTTTTGCACGTAGCCGCAGAACATGGTGAGTGCGCCGGTCAATTTGGTGCGATGGCGCCAGCACCAGTGCGGGATTATCTGCAAGCGGTACTTTAAGGGCGCGCACATTCAAAACTCCGCGACGCTCATAGGAGCGCAGCCTCCGCTTGCCGGCGAATGAGTAGCCCCGGCAGGACCCTTCCTGCCGCATGGTCCCAGAGCACGATCTGTGCGCGGGCAGCCGGCCAGTTCCCCGCATTCACATCGCGGCACAGGGTCGAGGTGCGATAGGAACCGATGCCTAAATTGAACACGAAGTCGGTGAGCGCGGCCAACGGGCCTGGAAGTGCTTCCACACTGGGGCTGTACGAGAGCAGCAGGACTTGCGCGCAGTGAAGGTCGTGCTGCAATTCGGTGTCCGCCTGGATCTGCGTCCACACGAGCCCGGGGTAGACATCGGGGCCTGTATGGCCGAACCCTATAGTCTGCACGCCGCCCGCGTCGGGATAGGCCACAAGCTTGCAGCCCTCGAAATGCCTCACGAGTTCAATGGCGCTCACGTGTTAATGCCCGAGCGCGATCCAGTTAAAGCCATCGGGCAGGGAATCCGATGAGCCGGTGGTAAAGGAGGTGGCGCTCTGCGCGGTCAGATAGACTTGCGTGGGATTAGCCCCGGCGGCCAGTTTGCATTGCGTTATCACCGTATAGAGGGTGGTAAAGGGGATCGGGAAGGTGACGGTCGCCTCGGCCGCCGCCTGCCCCCACTGCAGCACGAGGCCGCTTGCGAACTTCTGCGAGCCGTTGATCTGAAGCACCGCGGTTTCAGCCAAGGTCACGAAGGCGGTGGTCGCAAGCTGTGTGGTCGAGGTCCCCGCCGCCGCGGTGGACGCCGTAGGGACACCGGTCAAGGCCGGGGAGGCTAGGGGTGCCAAGAGCGCGATCGCCGCGTTAAAGGCCACGCCTTGCGCCGTGGTGGCGGCTGTTTGGGCTGTCGCTTGCGTGGCAAGGGCGGCGGTCTGCGCGGTGTTGGCGGCGGTCGCCGCGGCCACCGTTTCATAGCCCCCTAGGGTCGTTATAAGGGAGCTTGAGGTGACATAACTACCGGCCGGGGCGTAGCCGGTAAGTTCCGAGGCCAAGGTCGCATTCGTGACATAGCCCGTCAAAAGCGTCGCCAACCCCGCGGCGGTTAGGTTCGAATTGACTTGATCGACCGTCTTTAAAAGATTGCCGGCGGCATCGGTTAAGATAAATTTATAGCTCAAGGTGGGATCGAGCCACAGCTCGCAGCTCCCCCAGGCGTCCAAAACAATGGGATTGGTGTTCTGCGTGGTCTGGGTCGAATCGACGTAGGAGACCTGCGGCGTTGAGGTCCCGGCGGCGTAGGTGTTTAACAGTCCGCCCACCAAAAATGAGCCATTCGTCGCAAAGGCTTGAAAAAAGATGGGCGGGGCTAATTGGGTTGTCATAGAGTGCTGCTGTTACTTAAACCAGGATGAATCCGTACATGGACGTTGCTATCGCTATTGGTGTGCTGATTGCCTTCTGTGGCTTTGTTTGGCACATCGTCGGGCAAAACTCACCCGACTGGCCCGACCATGCGCGGCAACGTGCGGACCGGCCGCAGTGGAACTTGAATCCAAAATTCACCGGCTGGTTTTGCGCGGTGCTCTTTTGTTTGATCTATTTCCTCACCGGCCTATTTGTCCCAGCCGCGCTGGTCGCGTTACTCGGTTACGGTGGGCTGAAGATTATCGAGGCCGTTTTTCGCTAATCACTGCGCTGTCGGAAAATGATCGAGCCCGGCGCCCGGTTTTAAGGCATCCTTGGCGAACGCGTTCTCCTTGATGTTGAGCATCTTCTTCAAGATCCCATAGGTGCCGCCGGTTTTCGCATTCGCGAGTCCTTCGGCCATCGTTTGCATCGCATCTCGTGCGATGACCCCGGACCTTGAATAGTTCACCTTGCCGCCTGCCGGTTCCACCTTCGCTCTGCTGAGCACGCGCCCATAAGACTCCAGGCTATCGCGGGTTTCCGGCGCAAGGAGGGAGTCGAACTTCGGCCCCAACTTCTGCATGACGCCATTAAACCCCGAGGGCAGCACATTCCCATTCGGGCTGATCGCCGCTTTTCTTACCGCATTCAACGCATGGGAGGCCACCGCCCCCGCAGCTTCCGGGTCGGTTGCCTTAATCTTTTGCATCATAAGATCGACTTGCGATTGCGGCGCGGATTTGCTCAAGGCGTATTTGTCGAGGAAGGTATCGGCCAATGGGCTGGGACTACCCCTCTTATTGCCGGCGCTCACATCATCAACTGCTGCCCTATAAGCGGGGTCTGCATCCATCGCATCAAAGCGCGCCTTTGCCGCGGATCGTGCCTGATCGGCCAAGGCTTTCATCTGGGTGAGAGCTGCGGCATCGGGAGCGCCTGCGCCGCCCGCGCTAAAGAGCCCGGATTGGCTCGCTTTGCCGCTCAAAGGCAACTGCTCGAGCGCGTTTCGGGTGAGCATAATCGCGCCCACCGCATTGCCGTCCCCGGCCCGTTCGGCTTTTCTTGAGGCGGCGGCGAGATCGGTGCGCAAGTTCTCGAAGTTTGAGAAACTAAAATCCCCGCCCTCACGAAGATCATCCAGGGTCGAGCGCACTTCCGGGGGCAGATAACGCGCCTTGTTCTGGGCTTTTAAGTCCGCATCGGCCTTATCGACAAATGAGCGTCCATCAACGGGCATCGACCCGCCATTCGCATCGGCCAGGGCTTTATATTTGGCGCTCACATCGGCGCGTATGGGCTCATCGTATTGCTTTAAGGCATCGACGGCTGCGCGGCCGTTCTCGATATAGTCGTTGCCGACCGAGGTGGGTGAGGCATTCCGTCGGATCGTATCGAGCGCATCGGTCAACTGTGGGGTCTGTTTGTTGATCCGCGCGATGATATCGGGATGCGTGGAGTTCTGCTCCTCGGTGAACTGTTCGGGATCGCGCGTGATCTGACCCCTCAAGGGCTCTACGCCATGCTGCTCGAACTCGGCATGCGCAGTCAGTGCGTCTAAGTTCACCTTGCCGCCGGTTTTTCGCCCCGCATCGACCACCGCAGCTTGCAATTGCGGGGAAAGCGCTTCGACATCATGGGTAGCGGCTGCCGCGCCCATCGACTGGCCGGCGCCCGAATTGTTGATGACTTCTTGCGCAGCGACTCGTGTTTCGCCCGCCGATGCGACGGCGGCTTTCGGTGCCAGGCGCCCAGCAACCCCGCCCGCGATGGGAGCGATGGCCCCCACGTCCCCCAGCACGGGCGCGACGTAGTTATTAAGGAATGGTTCTGCGGCACGCACCCGGTAGGGCTCAGCCGCGCCGGTGACGGCATCGCTAATCCCCTGGCCCACCGACTGCGCATTGGCACTTAAGGGGAAGGTGGGCTCCGAGGGCTGCGGTCCGTGTCCGAGTGCTCGGCTCGCAAGGTCATAGGCGCCGTGAACGGCGGCCATCGGGATGTTGCCAATACCCTTGCCTGCGATCTCGGCCAGCCCATTGATGAAGCCGATGGGGCCGGTGGTGATCTCCCCCTCCTTGCGACTACTCTCATCGCGCAGGGGCACGCCAACGGCGCGCCGGCTCAAGGCGGCGCCATAGGCGTCATCATTGGCACTTGGGGCGCCTGCCGCCTGCGCATCCAGGGCTGCGCCAAAAGGATCAGGCGTGCTCATGGGGGTAGTTCGCCCTTCGAGAGCGATTGCAGCGCCTTGCGCTTGGCGGCGAGACTTCTGGCTTCGGTCGGATCGAGTGACCTAACAAAATCGTCGCCCTCTTTTTTGGAACGCGAGTAAGCGAGTTCCCCCTTGAACACATTGGGATCGAAGTTCTGTGTCCACGCGGACTTGAACTGGTTCACCGCTTGGGGACTTGCCTGGCCTGAAAATCCCGCGACCCGATCAAGGCCGGTGCGGTATTGATGCAGCCCCTCGGTCAAGGCTTGGGTTAAGTCGTTTTTTTCCTGAAGCGCTTTGGCCTGGTAGCCCACATTGCCCGCGATATCCTTCGACTGCACCGTGCCTTCATTGGTTTGGGGAAGGCCCATTGCGCCGCGAATGCCGGCGGCCTGGCGGTCTAGGTAGGCGCCCAACTTTTGATAGTCCGCAACGTTGTTGGCTCCGACCGGTGCGCCGAGTGCGCCCAGAACATAGTGCCATGTGTCCGTACCGGGGCCGGTGTCGGTGCTCTGCGAGAGCTTCCTGATCTGGTTCGCGATCTGCATGTTGTTGCCGTAGTCAATCGGGTTATCGGCCTGGCGAATACCTTCCACATGATCGTTCGCGCCCTTGGTTGCCACCGCGTAGGCGTCCTGCACGGCTTTCGGCGCATTGATCGGCGGGGCGTCCTCGGAGGCCAGGCGCGGGGGACGCGCATTGGGACGCTGCAAGGGCTGCGCTTGAGTCCCAACTGGCGCACCGCTCGGACCCAAGCCTGCGGGGCGCGCGGGTGCCGTCGTTTGAAGGGGTGCAATCGCGCCCGACACACCCCCTACGATGCCAAGCGAACCGCTCGGCAAAGTAGCCACTTGCGGGGCTGTTGTTTTCACAAGCGAGCCCGTGGTCGTGCGCTCACCCGTGAGGCGGTTCACATTCTGCTGGATGATCTGACCGCCGGTGTCGACGTTTTCCGTGCCGGGCTTATTCTCCTCCTCCGTCTGACTTTGCGGCCCGAACTGCTGCGATAAATGAAGGAGCAGCGCGTTTTTATCCTTCATCCCTTGCGCGCTGTCGTAGTGCTTCACGAGGTCCTGCATGGAGAGGACCGCGGTTGCTGCCGATGGGTTTTGCTTGGCGTAATCGGTGAGCGCTCCATTGATGCTCTCGGAATTCGCATTCGGGTTATTCACAAAACTTCGCACCACCCCTGAGACTTGCGTGCGGTTTTTGTCGGTCAGGTCCCCGATGGCACTTGCCAAGGCGGTGGTATCGCTCTTGGTTTTAATGAGCCCCTGCATCACGTCCTGGCCGGTCAAGGGGAGGCGCCGGCCCGCAAAACTCGCAAGCTTATCGGGGTCGACCTCGTTTTTGTCGTTATAGATGCTCCTGCCCTGGTCATCCACGCCCGATTTCATGACCGATTGCAAAAGTTGCCGCTCCTGCATTTTCTGCTGCGCCTCTTGCGCCCCGGCCTGCGCGGTTTGCTGCGTGGCGGCGCCGGTTTCGAGGTTTTGCGCACCGATCTGCAAATCCTGCGCCTGTTTTTGCAGTGCCAGGCGCTTTGACTGGATCCCTAAAATGCTGTTGAGCGTATCGAACCCTTGGGACGCATCGGGGGGCTTGACGCCAATCACCGCCCCCGGGGTGACGTTGGCCCCTTGCGGGATGATTCCGGAGGCGGCGTAGTCGGGCATCAGTAGTTCACCGGCACGAGGGGGACATTGGCGGCCGCCTGCGGGCTGAAATAGTTGGAATTATTGAGCGCGGAATTCGAGCCCGTGCCATAGCCGCCCCCCGGGGTCGAGCCGCCGGCGATGCTGTTTAAGCTGCCGTAATTTCCGGCATTGATGCCCCCGGCAAAGGCGCCCGTCACGCCGCCGATGGCCCCGTTGATCGACTGCGCCTGCCCCAAAGTCCCCGCCGCGAGCGCGTTGCCCTTGCCCATGATCCCGGCCGCGGTCGCATTGGCCGCATTCACCGTGCCTGAGGCGGTGGCATTGGCTGAGTTCGTGGTGCCCGCCGCGGTCGCATTGGCGGCGCCCAAGGTGCCCTGCCCCAAGGCGCTACCCACGGCACTCGTGGCATTGCCGATCTGATTGCCAAACGCACTCGCGCCGGTGGCCGCATTGCTGCCCGCCTGGGAGCCCTGGGACGCAATCCCTGAGAGGCGATTAAACACATTCGATTGCTGCGTCTGGTACTGATTAAAGGCGTTGTTGAAGGCCGAATTCGCGGACCCTTGATTAAAGGAGACCAAATCGCGCATCGCGGTGCCGGACTCCCCGCCCTGGGCGCTGGTATCCTGGTTAAGCACCCCCTGTCCGCCTTGCTGCAGCTGAAACTGATAGGCCGGGGACATCGTTTTCATGGTCTGCGCGGTGAAAGGACTATTAAGACTCCCATAGCCGCCGGCGCTCGAGGAGCCCGCCGAGCTGCCATTGCCCAATAAATAATTTAGCTGGCTCTGCGCCTGCTGGCCGCCTTGAATGTAGGGCTGCTCATTGCCCTGTACCGTGTTATAGAGGCCCTGCTGCAGGTTGGCGCTGTTTTGATACCCCGCCGCGGTTTGCGCCGCGCCTTGCGTGTACCCGGCGGCCTGTTGGGAGGCCCCGAGTTGATAGCCTTGCGCCTGCGTGGCGGCGGCATTGGTGGCGGCGGTCGACTGCACCTGCCCCGCCATCGTGGCGGCGGTGGCGACCTGGTGGGCAGCGGAGCCTGCGGCGGCGGCCCCCAATGCGCCTTGCGCAATGGCGCCGGCACCAATGACTGCGGCTGCGACAAAACTCATGGGGCCTCCAGCGCTTTAAGACGGTTCCCCACCCCAAACGGGGACTTTGGATCAGGTTCCAATAACTCCTCCTCGATTGCCGCCAAATCGGTCACTTGCGTGCGGTGAATGGTCACGCAGACCGAATCCTGTAACGCCAAGCCCGCGCGCTGCGTGCCGGGGGTTGAGACAATGACCTTGGGCGGCGTATAGACCTCGCGCCCCACCTGGATGGCGCCCGAGAGCACCAGAAAAAAATGCGCGCGCTTGTGCTCGCGGCCGATGATGAGCGCGCCTTTGGGGCAAAAGAGCCAGCGCAAATACATTCCGTCCGCGAAGTAGTGCAGCGTCGGAAGTTCCGCCTGCGGCAGTTTAAGCATCGCGTCATAGAGCACTTCTAAGGGCGGCAGCGGTTCGAGGACTTGAAGGTCCGTGCTCATGTCGGATTGACCGCCTCGGTTAACAGGCCATTGGTGAAGGTCAAGGATCCCGCCTGGCCTGACGGGGTGAGCTTCGCCACCGGCACACGCACCGAGAGGCCCGAGGCGGTGAAGTTTGAGAGGCCGGCGAAGAAAAAATACCAGTTCTTGTCATTCGCCCCCGCCTTGGTTGTGAAACTGAGCTCATAGCGCGGCAGCGCGGCACTTTGGATGGGCTGCGTCATTGGGACTCCCCATACAGGGTGGCGCCCACGATATCGCGCGGCACGGCATCGGAAATCACCACCTCGTAGATCCGATCGCGCGCCTGACCCAAACAGCGAAACATGGCGCGGTTTTTAAATTGCCCCATCGCCCCGATCGGGGCCCAGTGCTCATTGCTCCAGGTATACCCGCCGTCATCCGACCAGCGCAGCATGAGCGCAGGGTTCGGGCCTAAGGCGGCGGCGGGGACGGTTAAAGACCCAGCGGCACCCGTCGCAGCACCAGTATCCGCAAGAAAAGCAAACGTGACGCTCACGACATTGCCGTAGGCTTGAGGCGGCAGCGTCCCCTGATTGAGAAAAACCTCTATTCCGCCATTGTTTGCGGCATTGACCGGGATAACCAGGACACCCGTGGTGTCCGTGCTCTGCAAGGTGTAGCTCGCGAGCGTCGCCCCCAGCGCGTTTCGCACCGTTAAGACGGCGGGAATAAAAATGCCGGTCTCCTCGGCGGTCCAGTTGACTTGCAACGTCCCGACCAGGGCCGCGCCGATATAGGTAATCCCCGCAAAAGCTAAGCCGGTCGCAGGCGCGAAGAGCAAATAATCATTGACGGGGTGCGGATTTAACGGTCCCGCCACGCCCCCTTGCCATTGATAAGGCGGGCTTGCCCCGACCACCGGGGCGGCGAAGGAGCCGGTGATCGTGGCCCAATTGGCGGGGTCATTTATAGCCACAATTGGGACTCGGCCGCCGCGTGCGCTTTGCGTAAAGCTTGCGCGGGGGAGCGGCGTTTGCGATGCATGTACACGGTGTCATACACGTCGATCACATCGGAGGGCAATCGCTTGAGCAGGCACAGGAGCGGGGTCGCCCGAAACAAGGACAGATCCTGCGCTTTGGCCCAAGGTGAATTCCAGGCGGTCAAATGATGCCGCTCGGTGAACGGTGTTTCGTACCCATTGGCATACACCCACATCTCGCGCGCGCAGACCGCTATCGGTTGTTGTGCGAGCGCATCGGTCAATACCGAAAAGGCCCGCGGCAGCACCCAGTCATCATCATCGACCCACGCGACGTACTCGGCCGTGGATAGTTGAAGGCCGTCCATCATCGCCTGTCCCACATGCCCCGGCACGCCGGGCACGCGAATCGTATTGACGGTGAAGGGCGCCTCGCGCGCCGCCTCTGAGACCGAGGCGAGGGCAGTCTCCACCCAAGCACTCGGGGTCGACGGTAAGATCGTCACCAGCACATCAAGGGTCACGGCCCGACCCCCGGATTGACCTCGATCTGCAACTGCGAATGAAACAGCCGCTCGCGGTTCTGCCGATCCCAGATGGGGCCGGTGCGCCGCAAGGCCCTTAAAGGGGCGCCATTATCGGAGTAGAACTTGCGCGACATCTGGTAGATGTTCCCATTCGCATAATCCCCGACCATGCGCACATCGGCAAAGTCCATGAAGCAATTGCTTCGATGGCGGTGATAAAGGCCCGTGTCGATATCCCACGCCAGGCGCTTGTGCCAGAGCTTGGAGGTAAAGTCATAGCACCAGGTGACATCGGCGGTGGGAAAGGTGAGCACGTAGAAGAGGTGGCCCTCCTCCTCGTAGGAGAATCCCAACGCATCGCTGACCACCGAATACCCCGCAATCGCATGCTCAACCGCATGGGTTGAGATCCGGTCCCAGGCGTAATTGTTGGTACAGAGCACGATGTTCTGCCCCTGCTCGTTCCTGCCTAACCAGGCAAGCACCGCGGCGCAGCGGGCAATCGAATACGGGGCGGCGCAGCCGACTTGCGGCCCCACGCCGGGGATGCGGGAGAAGGGGAAGGAGCCATTCGAGCCGCCTGAGTTATACCAGACCTCGCTCGTGCGCTCACCGAAGAGCCACAGCTCGCGGTTCTGCTCATACACGGTGACCAGGTTATCGGTGGAGGAGTCCTTGAGTGAGAAGAAAAGCCCCGGAAAGAGCACCGAATAGGGGCCGGGGCCGGTTGAATAAAAGGTGCGCGTGTTCGGCTGATTGAACACCAAAAAACCCTCGATGAAGGCGATGCGATTGGCGCCCAAAAACCCGGGGTCGGTGACCATCCCGAAGGCGGGAATGCTCAAGGTCATCAGATCCGAGGCGACCTCGATACTCGCGGCCGGCGAGATGACGGCAACCAGCGCCACGGTATCGACGCTTAAGATTTTCGTGCCCGCGGGGATCGCCCCGCTGGCATCGGTCAAGGTGGCGGCGCTTGAGACAATGAGGCCGTTGGGTAAGTCCCCCGGAAAAGCAATCGTGTTGCTCGAGACGACCGTCGCGGCCTCAAAACTCACGCTGTGGGTGGCGCCGGCCAAGTAATAGTAATAACAGTTAAGCCCATCGACCATGAGGCAATAGCCCCCCAAGCCGTTCTCGAGCACCCCGTTATCGCGCATCACCACCGGACCCACTTGGGTCAAAAGTGTCCCCACCGCCACCGCCTTGAAGGTGGGGATGCTCAAGGCGGTCGCCTGCAGGACCACGGTGACCAAGTACAGGGTCGCGCCCACCACCACCAAGGCGCCCTGCGAGCCGGGGAGCACGTACATGCCCCGGACCTGCCCCCCCGCGGGGGTCAAAATGGCCGCTAAGCCGGGGCAACCCAACAGGCTGTTCGGCATTTTGGAATTGGGGTCCTCAGCCGCTTCCACATAAAAATTGATGCACTCGGCCACCGACTGTAAGCCCATCGGGGCCACATAGCTTGCCCCGGTGAAGCCAAAGTCGACCCCTGCGTAACTCAAAAGCCACCCGTGATGATAAAGCCCGCATCGGCATGCGTTCCATAGAGCGCGCTGTCATAGCGCATCAAGGGGACGGGGCCCTGGTTGGTGTCGCGGATGAGATCCTTCGCCTCATTCGCCGCACGCCGCAAGTCGGTGCTCACCGTCTTGCCGTAGATCGGGGCCAACTCCAAGGCCAAGAGTTTTTTTAACGCCCGCGAATAGCCTTGCGGCAGGGCATAGGCGGCCGTCGTTGCGGCAAAGGCGGTCAGCACCAAATCAGAAAAAAGGTGCCCGACATAGGAGGAGCCGGGAGCGGGATACACATAGAGGGTGCCCAAAGGAAAGGTCGGCTGATAGGCGGCCACAATCGGCCACGGGCCTTGCTGATTTTTCAATAGCTCGCGCTTGTAGGTATCCAAATCGGTAAAGACAAAGGTGTAATCGTTATTCGCCGAACTTGAGGCCACCGACCGGGTAAAGCCATCGCGAAAGCGCAAGGGGCGCGTCATCTTGATGTTGCCCGGGGTGGTGAAAGTCACCTGCGTCAAGCCCGACGTGATCGCATTCGCGCTCATGGTGACGGTGGTTGGCGTGTAGGAGAGCACGGTGGCCCCTGCGGGGATGAAGCCGTACACATCAGAGAGATCGCCATTGACAATCAATGCGGCGGGAACCGTGGCCGTGATGACGGGTGAACCCGCCACCGTGACCGCCCCAAACGTGCCGCCGGTCGGGTTCCCAACCGTATATTCATACTGCCCCGGTATCCAGGGCGCCAAGGTTTCTATTTGCGTATAGACGTAGGCTTCATCGTTCGCCAAGGATTCCAGTAGATCGTTGAGCGCATGCAAGCCCACATTCGCATCGCTTGCGGCCAGGGTCTCCCCCGGTGCATAGGAGTTGATGTTAAGGAGTGCGCCGGCGATGATATCTAACGCGGTTGCCATGATGCTCCTAAAAGGAAAACGCGGGTTTAAAGTCCCCGCGTGTGATTTAGCTCAAATCATATCCCCAGACGAAAATGTCCACCGTCCCCGGCGTGCCCGCCGAGACGTTCACATAGAGCTGCTGCGCGTTTTGGATGCCCGTCAGCTGCCCCGGCACGATGGTACGCAAGGCAAAGATCCCCGGCCCGGTGAGCGTGGTAAGCGCAGCCGGCGCCGAGAGCGATACCCCGGTCACGGCAGGTCCCCCGTTGACCGAGAGATTGGCGGTTGCCAAATTGGCAGAGGCATTACCCACGCCAATCGCCGTGATCACATAGGCGGTGGAGTTGATGATGTTCATCACCGCCGCATCCCCGGTGCTTGAGACCGGGACCGCCCGGGCAGAGGCTAGGAGCCTCAATGCATTGGCCCCTTGTGGATTGGAGTTCAAGTTGGTGGTGACTGGCGCTACGGTCAGCTTGGTGTTGGCCGTCTGGGTGATCGCCGGCCCTGGATTGACTGAAGGCATAAAGTGTTCTCCTTAAAAAAAAAGGGGTTAGCCGGCGATGCGGATACCGAGGGAGCGATAGAGCGAGCCGATGCCATAGAGCACATCCGCACGGGTCGGTTCACTGTCATTGTTGATCGTGTACTGCGTGATCATGCGGATACTCATGTTGGTATCCTGATCGTCATAGGCACGCGCCGCCATCGCCACCCCACCGGGGAGCGGCAGGTCCGCAAACCCCAATGCAAAGGCGTACTTGTGAAAGGCCAACCCTTGCGGGGAGGTCACATTCGCCGCCGTCGTGCCGCCATTGACCGTAATCAACGCCGAAGGGTTGGGTGCATTGGTGACGTTCTGGAACTGCCCCGAGGAGATCAGAGGATCCCCGATGGTCAAGGTCAAAAGCCCACCCGCATCGGCCGTGTATTGGCCGGTCAAGGGGTTCCAACCGCCATTGGTCAAGGTCGCCGCCCCATAGATGACCCCGGTAACGGCAGCGCCATTCGGGGGCGCGACAAAGCCACCCGGCGGCAGCACCACGAATTGCTTCAATGCCTTGCCGTACTGCATGCGGTTTTGCGGATTGACCGGGTACACACCCGCGATCTGGATGGTGTCCCCGACATTGACCACCGCCGCCCCTGCGGTCCAGCCCTTGGTCTGCAGCGTCCCCGCTGCGGCCCAGCCCGTCGTCATGAGCGCCGTTCCGGCGGGAACCGTCGCAATCGCCGGCACCCCGCCTTGCGCGCCGGTCTGAAAGGTGGGGATGTTCTGATCCTCCCACCAATCCAAACCTGCGAATTGTTTCGCGATCATGCCTTTTTCAAGCCACTTGCCCAACTGCACCTGCGGGTTAAAGAGCCCCGCAACCTGCGCGGTGGCCGCCGACATGGTGTAGGGGTCCAGGACCACCATTTTCTCGCCCTCCGTGGGGCAGGCTTCGGCCGCTAAGTTCGCTCTCGCATCCGAGTACGTTTTGTACGGGTTCGGTGTCGCGCCGCCAAAGGTCCCCAAGGTGGTCGCGGTATTGAGCATGGCATAAAGGGCGGTATCGGAATCAATCTGGTTCGCGACTTTCGCAATCTGCGGGCGCAGCACGCGCTTTTTGAACATGTCCATCGACAAGAGCAAATCTTGCGTCGTGAACTGCACATCGACATGGAACTGGTAGTTCAAGGACAAGGGGCTTGAGGATTCGTTGGTGTCCTCAACGTTCAAGGGCGGCCCATAGGTTCCCACATAGCGCGGGGGTCTGCGAATGGAGATGGTGTTGCCGACTTTCGCGCCGGCGACCGCAAACTCAGCGGAGTATTGCCGATCGACGCGATTGGCGAACACCAGCTCATTCTCAAGCACCAGCAGACTCTCGTTGGTGATGTAGCTGTGGGTTAAAAGGTTATTCATGATGCTATCGACTCCTCAAGGTGATGATGAGGAGCGCCTACTTACGCCGTGCCCTCTCATAGGCACGCAATTCCTGGAAACTCATCTTGGAGGGGTCGGTGTTGGTGTTGACCGACAGGCTCGAAGATAAGGGCGTGATGGGAGCGGGCGCTCCGGGGGCCTTCGGGGAGGGCTGCACATCGGGTGTCGCCGGCTTCTCGAAGGTCAGTTCAAGTCGCCCGATCTCGGCAATCGCCTTGAGCGGGTTCAATGCGTTGATGCGCGTGACGTACTCAGGATGCTTGGCTAGGTAATAGCTCACCTCCCCGATATGCTCGGAAGATGTGAGGTATTGCAGGACCGCGTTATGCGTTTTCACATCGGCGCGCTCGAGCACACTGTGATAATCGGGGTGTGCCTCGATGGTTTTTGCGACCCGTGCCTGTGCCTGCGCTTCGGCCTCTGCTTTGAGGGCCTGTGCCCGTTCGGCCTCCTGCTGCTGCTTGTACTCTGCGATGCTCTGGTCCGAGGACCACTTCGCCAATGCCTCTGCGTACTCAAACGCCTTGAACTCCCCGCGCTCGTTGTAGAACTTCTGCGGGTCCGGTTTACTCATCACCTCGGGGTCAGGTTTTTTGGCCGTCTCCCGCAACTGCTTTAACTCTGCCTCCAACGCCGCTGCCCGCTCGCGCTCGATGCGGGCCGTATTAAATTGGGTCTCTGCGAAGCGCTCGGACTCCGCGCGCTCCTCCTGGGCTTCTTTCATCTGCCGGTGCTTCTTTCGCATGAGCTTATCGAAGCGCTCAGCCTTTTTGACCTCCGCCTTGGTGTCATCGTCCACATCGGCGTAGGCGTCATCGTCCTCTTTTGCGGGCTCGGCCTTTGCCTCGGGCTCAGCCTTCGGTTCCGCCTTGGGCTCGGCCTTTGCGGGCTCCTCAGGCTTCGGATCGTTCTTGATCTCATCCGCCTTGCCCGTTTGGATGAACTCGTTTAACCCCTCGGAGGTCACTACCTTGCCCATACTTGATCCTCACCGTTAGGTGCTTTTAACTTCTGGCTACCGGCCAGCGACGGGTTATTGAATCGAGGTTTTCTGAGCCTTCTCGGCTGCCGCCAACGTCTCACGCCGCGCCAACGTCTCATGCGCCGATTCGACGTGCGTATTCAAAAGCTGCGCCCCGGCGTTGATCTCCGCCACATCCCGTGCGGTCACGGATTTCACATGCGTATCGAAGCGCTTGGTGTCGCTTTGAGTTTCGGTGTCGTGCGCCTTTGTTGTAGCGGCGAGATGCGCCTTGGTGATCTCGGTCTGCATCCAGCCCTGCTCGATCTGGGACTTGTATTTGATCTCGAGCTGCGCCTTTTGCAGCTCCTGCTGCATCTGGCTCATCTGCTGCTGCAGGGCCTTGACGATGGATTGGGCCTGCTTCGGCAATTCCGCGATCACCTTATCCATCCCTTGCGGGTTCACGGGCATCAGGCGGTCGGCAAGATCATCCGCGCCGGCGAAGTCCATGTTGCGCACGATGAGGTCCGAGCCCACCTTCGCGATGGGTTCGGCCAACGGGGTTTTCAAAAGATCGAGCATGGCCTCGGCGCCCTCCTGGCGCTTACTCTCATACCCCGGCCCCGTATCCATCACCACATCGTAGCGGCCGATGGAAAGATCATTCTTGACCGCCGAGACCGCCTTACTCATGGGCGTTTCGGGTTGCGGGGCTTGCGGCTGGTTGATGCCGACCATCGAGGGAACCCCATCCTCCCCGATGATGCGCTGCATTCTTTGCGTCGAGTAGTAGAAGGGGATGAGGTCCAAGAGGATCCGCCCGCCGTGGGCAATGGCCCGCGTCTGGTTGTCGTAGTATTGAAAGTGCCCGATATCACTCAAGGCTTGACGTTGGCGAAGCGCGACGCCTGAGACCACTGAGCCTGCGCTATCCTGCCCCGGCTCGTGCGGCATGCCGGCAACGGCCATTAAGTCCTGCTGCGCGCTTTGGGCGGCCTCGGCAAAGCCTGCGGGGACCTGCACCGGGGGCGTGCGCTCGGGCGGCGGGAGCGGTGTCTTTGAGCCATCGGGCTGCTCGATACAGACCGGCTCGTACTCTAATCGGGAGTACGATTTTTGGTTGGCCGATGACCATTCGGGGTGCCCATCGAAGGCGCCCGCTACACCCACCCAGGGGGCGATGGGCGTCAAGGCGAGAACCTCCGTCTCCTTGCTCCTCCAATAGTTGAACATGCGCGCCGGGTCCATCAGATCCGTGATCATGCCCTTGCGCCGCACCCGGCCATTCAAATCAAGCACATTGCCCTCCACCCGCACCACGGGGATATACCGGCCGGGCAGTTCCCGTTTATCGACCACCGCGCGCCCATTGATGCGAAACCACTCGATCGAGCGCCTGAAAGCTTGTGCGCTCCCCCACGACTTGAACCTGCGCGGCGGTGAGCTCCTTCGTCAATTGCGCCATGTCCTCCTTATACAAGGCCATGCCGTTACTCATCTGGTAGAGGAGCGCTTTTTTTTTCGTGACGCGGTAGTACTCGGCTAAGCGTATCTCTTGAGCGCTTTCCCAGTCGGCTTTCTCATCCCCCTCGCCCAAGTGTTGATACTCGGCGTTCTCGGCCTTTGGGTATTGCCGCTGATAGTCGCTGCGCTTCATTTTCTCTGAGAATATGAACCATTCCATATCGCAGCCGGCGGGGTCGATCGAGGCGGGGTCGATATAGCCTGTGAAGGTGTTACGCACCGCGCGGATGTTTAATTCCTGATCGAAACTCTTCTCATCGATGTAGTCCCCTACGATCCTAAAATACCCCCAGCCGATATTGACCGCCGATTCCCCGGCGGTGTCGTAGGCCACCGAGGCTTGCGAGATGTTCTCGATGTGGCGTATCAACCCCTCGATGACTTGGGACTCGGGGAGTTGCGCGCCATCGCCCACCGGATGCACCTTGATCCGCGGCCGCTGCTGGCGCATGTTGTTGACCACGCGCCTGCAAAACGTGTTGGTGTGGTTAATCGTGAGCGAGGGTCGTTTATCGAGCCTGCGCTGGTTGTAAAGATCATCGGGCCACTGCTGGCCGTCCCTAAATTCCAAGGCCTTGATCCCTTGGGTACGGTTATCGCTCTCGGCCTCGACCGCAATTTTAAGGCGCGCGGCGCATTCAAGCCATATCTCATCATCCGTGACCGCCGGCGCCTCCAAGTCGTGCGGAACGGTCGGCATTTACCAGCGCCTGATGCCGGCGGCGGTATCGCTCGTCAAGCGCTCCCCCTCAATCAGGATCCCCCCGCCATTGACTAAGCACGCGCCATCGGCGGTGAACTGCGTTGTGTCCGCCGTGATCGCGGTGTTATCGGCCAACGGGAGCATCAGGGGGTAGGTCTGGGTGGTGAAGGATTGCATCAGGCGTGGCCGTTTGAGTGCATGTTCTTGACCTGAGCCTTAACCTCGCGTCGCTCGATCTCGGCCGGATCAAGCGCCTCTTTGGCCTTCGCCGCCTCTGCCGCCTGCGTGATCGCCGCCTGGATCGCCTGATCGGCCCGCTGCGCAGCGCCCGGTAGCTGCGATAAACCAAAGCGCAGGGTGTTCAAGAGTTCTAAGTTTACGGTCAGTTGAAATTCGCTAAGGTCAGCCATGGATGATTCTCCGTTTTTAAAGAGGCCCCAGCACGGGAGCGCCAAAGGTCACATAAGGATTCGCCGCGTTGATGCCTAAAGCCGTTATCGCCGCATTTCGCTTCGCGATGATGAGGTTGCAATCGGCAATGGCGGCGGCTTTGGCAAGTGCATCAGTGGTCCAGTTATTGGCCCCCGCTCCCACCACATAGGCGTAAGGGTAGGCGGCGTAATTTTTGGAGGCTTGCAATCCTAAAGCCTGGATCATCGCCGCATAGCTTGCGTAGCCAAGATACGGGATGGTGGGATCGACCGGGATCGCATTCGGCGCACCGGCATAGGTCATCTGGATGATGTAGCCCGTGGAGGCATTGGTGCCCGTCACCGTGAAGGGATCGACTTCGATGGTGGGGTTGATGGCTGCGGTCATGATTAGTTGATAACCTCGCTTTGAAGTGCTTCGATCTGAAGTGCCTGCTCTTGAACGGCGTAACGTGGATTAACCGGCATTCCAATATCCCCCTTCCCACCAGCAAATAGCCGTGACTTTTTGTGATATCCCAATCGTGGAGGTGCCGAAAAGCTGTCCACCTGCTGCGGGTACGAGCGTGATACTGCCAGTAGCCCATGCCGTATTTAAGATTGTGACCGCGAAACCGTTGGGCAAAGTTGTCGGAAGCGTGACGGTTATCGCACCACCCGTGTTGATTATCACGCTATTGGCATCGGATGCCTGCACCGTGTAGCTTGCGGTAATGGTCCGATAGCCCATCGAAGCTTGCACCGAAGATGCAATAATCTTCCCACTGGTCGTAATCCCCGCACCCGTGCCCCCGGAGACGGTGAGGAGGCCGGTGTTCGAGAGGGCCATGTTCTGAGTAGCGTTGGATATTGCACCTGCGGCCCCGGCTGGCGCAGTATTCCAATAAAATCCGCCGCCCGTCATCCAAAATTGATTAGAAGACCCAGCCGTTTTATAGATGTAATTAGTACCGTTATAAAATTGATTACAGTCAATTCTTACATCGCCAATACCAATGTAACTGCTGAAGCTGCCCGTTCCAATATCTACTGCGCAAAAAGAACTCCAGCCATACTTGGCACCTCCCGCCGCAAGCGATCCTGTGCCCACCTGCAACAGGCTCCCCGTCCCTGAGAGGGATAGGTTAGAGGCGGTGACGCCCCCCACCCCGGTAAAAGCGGTGGTGGCGGGGGAACCCACACCTGCCAGGAGCGCGTAGTTCGCAAAGCTCGCCGTGTTGGCGGCGATGCTCGCGGTGTTGGTGCCAGTCTGTGCATAGGCGCTTGCCAGATTAGCCGCCGAAATCCCGGTCCCAAAATCAAGGAGCCGCACCACATCGGTTGAGCCTGTGGCGGGGGCGATGCTTGCGGAGGTTTTGCCGGTAAAAGGCGCTGGCCCCGCCAACGGCGCATAAAGCGCCATATTGGGCAGACTCGCCGCCGTAATGTACGCGGCAGGGTTCGTGGCGTTATAGGGCGTGAAGGTGAGCGCCCCCGTCACATCGGCCGAGGATAGCGTCACCGCGCCTTTGCGGGTGTTAAAGGAGGCCACCGTGTTCGCCGCAGTTGCATAGGCACTTAAGTCGGTGAGCCTGACCACATCGGTTGGGTTTACGGGGGTAAATGCCGCGGTCAGTTCCCCCGAGAATGCGCCGGTGGTCGCTGTCATTCCGGCCCCAAAGGAATGCGCCCCGGTCCAGGGATAGGTGCTGCCTAAGGCAATGGCGGGCGCGGAGTCCGAGGTCATCCAGGTGGTGGCGGTGCCGTTGATCGGCGCCGGTCCCACGTGCGCGGACGGATTCGCACTCGCGCCAATGCCGGCGCCCTGCGGGCCGGTCGCCCCGGTGGGTCCCGCCACCCCTTGAATGCCTTGCGCCCCGGCTGAGCCCGTGGGGCCGGTCAGGCCCGTAGGCCCCGTGGGACCGGTCGCCCCCGTGGCCCCTTGGATACCCTGCGGCCCGGTGGGCCCCGGCACGGTCGAGGCCGCGCCGGTCGCGCCGGTCAAGCCCGTGGGGCCTGTCGGTCCCGCGACCGTGGAGGCCGCGCCTTGCGGTCCCACAGCGCCGGTAAGCCCCGTGGGTCCCTGCGGTCCTGTGGGCCCGGCAATGGTGGACGCTGCACCCGTAGGACCCGTGGCACCGGTCAGGCCCGTAGGCCCGATGGCACCCGTCGCGCCTTGAATGCCCTGCGCACCCGTAAGCCCTGTGGCGCCGATAGCCCCGGTGGCACCGATCGCGCCGGTCGCTCCCGTCAAGCCAATCGGCCCTTGCGCGCCGGTGGCTCCGGTCAATCCGGTGGGGCCGGTGGCGCCCGCGACGCCTTGAATCCCTTGCGGGCCGGGGACCGTGGAGGCGGCGCCCTGCGGGCCGGTCGCCCCGGTGGGTCCCGTGCCGCCATAAGGTCCTGCGGGCCCTTGCGGTCCGGGGACGGTCGAATCCGCCCCCGCAGGGCCGGTATCCCCTTGCGGGCCTTGCGGACCCGTGGGGCCCGGCACGTAGGAGGCCGCCCCGGTCGCCCCCGTGACCCCCATCGGGCCCATCGGACCCACAGGGCCGGGAACGGTGGAGGCGGCCCCTGTCGCCCCCGCCAATCCTTGCGCGCCAGGCACGCCCTGGAGGCCCTGTAGCCCGGTAGGACCTATACCCCCTGGGGGTCCCACAGGCCCGGTCAATCCGGTGGGTCCTTGCGGCCCTGCGGCCCCGGGGGGGCCTTGCGAGCCCGTGCCCGCACCGCCCGCGTAGAGGGCCGCTATGTCGGTGTTGAGCTTGATGAAGGCCGTCTGCAGGGGATCGCCACTCGCATCATTGGGGTTGGTGCCAACAAGGACCGGGTTTTGAGGCATGGTTTAAGTCCCTAGCCAGCTGTCGCCGTCGGCGCGGAAATGCCCGCCGGTATCGATGCCGCCCACGCGCTTTTTGGGCGCGACGGGAACCCGTGCATGCTCCAAGCCCCGGCCGATCAACGAACAAACGTCCACCGCGTCATCGTATTTGCCTGCAGGGAAGCGCATCAGTTGGCTCATGAGTTCAGGTTTCCAGCTACTAAACTTAGGCATAAATACATTGCCCATCGCGGCCCTTGCCTGGAATGGTCGGCACCTGACCACCTTGTCGTGGATCGAGGGCAGCCATTCCAAACGGCACAGCGCGCCGCGTTCCGTCATGCGGCGCTTTAAAAAAGGTTCAATCGCCTTGCGGATCGGCCCCGCCTCACCGAACCAGATCAGGGGTTGGTACTGGTTGATGAGATCGCACTGCCGTTCGATCCACACATCGGAGCTGCTCTGCGCGCGCCACCAGTCGATGAGGTAGATCGAGCCTGCGAAGTCCAGGCCGAAAATACCGTGCTCGGTGTAGTCCCCTTGACCTTCGGAGACCGCATAGTCGGAGGCGCCATAGAGGTGCATGCCTTGCGGTAATACGTCGTAATCAGTGAAATGATCGCGCTTAAAGTACTCCCCATCCTCCGGGGCCGGGTCCTGCTGGTAGAGCGCATTCCAGGCGCGCACGTCCTGCATCGCGGTGGCGACCATCGAATCGGTGAACCATTCGGGCCACAGCCGCTCACCGATCGCACGGTGCAAGGGGTCATCGGCGCCGGCCAACATGGGCAGTTTGATGACGGTCCACTGCGCCGCTTCGCGCTCCAAGATGCGCCCTGAGAGGTCATCCTCATGCCAGCGAGTTTGTATGACGATTTGCGCCGCGTTCGGCATCAGGCGGGTGAGAAAATCGTTTAGGTACCAGTCCCAATGCTTCTGGCGTATTCGGTCAGAGTCGGCCTCTTCTCGAGACTTAATAGGGTCGTCAATAAGTCCAAGTTTTGCGCGACGGCCTGCAATCGCGCTTCCAATGCCGGCCGCAAAGAACTCTCCACCTCGCTCATTTTCCCAACTGCCTGCAGCCTTCGTGTCCTCCGAACAACCGAAGCCAAAGACATTTCGATATAGCGGAGAAGCCGTAAGGTTTCGAGCACGTCGGCTGAATCGCTCAGCGAGTTCAGTGGTGTTACTGACACCTAGCACCGGAAGCGTTGGATTGCGGCCCATGAACCAGGGCGGGAATAAAACGCTGGTGTACGTGCTCTTGGCCGAGCCCGGCGGCATCCACACCATGAGCTTCCCGATATCCCCACGCTCAACCGCCTCCAAGTGTTCGATCAGTAATCGGTGATGCGAGTACTCTGCGTTGATACCACTGCTT